TAATTTCCAACAACGTAAGGTAAGGTCACAGTCAGCTGCATTACCTATAGCCATTTCGTTTAGAGGCATGTTTGCCCAATCGTGTTCTGCTCCGTTAGTTACTGTAAGCATATTTAATATACCCCCAGCCTTACACCCAAGGTGCGGCGCGGTTTACTGCGAGCGGGTGAGTAGTCTGATTTCCGTGCTTTTTCAAAACACCAATCAATTTTGTTGCAAAAATCATTATCGTCTACGATAGGTTCTAAGTGCTTCTTAAGATTTGAAATAATCTGTACTACGTCACGTCGAGAAAGAGATGTATGTTTTATAATTCTACCTATACGAAAAGTTTGTGTATGGTCAGAAACTACAGTAGGCTCCCATTGGATGAGGTTTTTCATGAATTGGTACTGGTCTTCTAAGGACATTACATGTAAGTTGACTTCTGTAATCATTTTAATAAACGTCTAGTTCGTTTGGGAAATACTCTTTAGTTAAATCTTTAAGAGCGTGGGGTTTGTTCTCATCTAAAAGTGAGTGGATAATTTGGCTATCCTCAATATTATTAAAGTCCGTCAATCCCCATTGTCTCATAAATTTATAATCAAATTTCATATTATGTGCAATTTTCACAATATTCTTAGACGCCATAAGCTCTGCGCATCTAGTTTTGATATGCTCTAGTTCAGAAGGTGTCCACTCCCCCTCTTTATGAAATACTGGAAATACAAAGGAGTGATTATCTTTATACGCGAACCCGCAGGTTAATAGCTTGTGCTTTTGAAAATCAAGACCTTCAGTTTCAAGGTCAAAGGCTACAGCTTCGGAATTCATACACTCATCCATCATCTCATCAAATCTTGCTATATCCCCATTGATAAGCTCGTAAGGAGAGTCATCAAACTTGTTAATATTTAAGATAAACTTATCATACGCGTTGTTTAAGTCCTGGACGAATAGCCCTCTAAGCTTGGGTTCAGCGTATAATGAAAATGGGTGATATGACGGGACAATAGAAATTTTAGTATCTTCGTCATCCGCAAGTTGCACTATAAACTCCTTTCCACGCTTATTACCTATCCCGGACTTCTTAGTAAGGGTCTTCATAGCTAGGTTTCCTAGAGGGATGACTAGGTCAGGCTTGATAGCCATCAGGTCCTCTTCTAGGAGCTCTCTGTGCTTTGCAAAGCTCTCCTTGGTCATATCATCCTCCTTAACGTTAAAATCCTTTACAGCAGCTACAAATTGGTATGAGTCAGCAGGTAAATCGGATTTCTCTATAAGAGAGGTTAAAACTTGATATTCCTCATCAGAGAACTCAAACACTCTTCCATACTTCTTCTGGTAAGAATCATGAACGAACACGATTTTCTCGTCTCCAGTAGTTTGACGGTAAATATCGTCATTTTCGGAATTTTCAAAAGAATTAAATAAATTATCTAAATCGGTCATCTGTAATGGGTTATGAGTAAAAAGAAAAAGAAAAGTAAGCCTCATTATTTAAATAATAAGGATTTTGAAGAGTTGATTAAGAATTATCTTGGAGACCCTCCTACATATGAAAGTGATTTAGTTAATAAACTGGACCTCTTAATTACAAATATTTTACATACTTTCAAATTTAGAGTTGATCCTGATGACGCTCGACAAGAATGTTTTGTCTTAGCTTTCAAGGTACTTAAGAATTTTGACCCAGAGCATGGCTCTGCTTTTAACTACTTTACTACGGTTATCGTAAATAATCTTAAACTAATGTATACTAAGAATAAAAAGTATCAAGAGAAGATTAAAAAGTATCAAGATTTACGAACTCCTGATTATCTTAAAACCGGGTCTAAGCCCGATTCTGATTTTTAAAGCTTTTATAAATATAAGGTAAGTATTCAGTTTTTCGAATACGTCCTTTTATAGCTTGGATAAGGCATGGTACTTGCGTAACATTATATGCTACAAAGGCATGCGGAAGATCCCAGCTATTAACGATGTATAAAGTTTCGTCTCCTTTCTGAGCTACCCACTTGTCTAAGTGCTTTAGCAAGGCTTTTGAATGGTCATCCCATTTAGAGTAGTAAAGTACATTAAAGTTCTCTTCTCTCTTACGTCGGAAGATATTGTTAAGGATACTTTCCTTTTCTAATCTTTTAATTTCTCTAGGCATCTTGTTTTGTACTAGAAGTTTCCGACATATTACCAAGAGCTGCTAGTTCTTCGCGTGTAGGTTCTTTTTCTTCTTCGGGAGTATCGACTCCTGCTTCTGCGTACATTTTAGCTTTTTCATCGTCTGGCATATTATTAACTAGTTCAGTCATTTGAGACATAAAAGAATCAATACCTTTATAGAATAGAATTTTAGCAAACTCATCATCGGTCATTTCAGGAGGCTTAGCAGCGTTGCGAAGTTCATCCCATTGAGATGTTTCAGCTTTGGTCATTTTAATATATAATTTCATACGTCTATTTGATTGTTTTACAGAGAATTTCCAATTGATCTTAGTTGGATCGAATGTGGCTAGAATAACTTTATTTTTAGTTTCCACACTCTATTATAGTACATGTCACCTAAAAAAAACCCAAATGATTTGCTAAAATTAGAAAATGATTTTTACGTCAAACCTAGAGTTAATGGTAAGCGTAAGGGAGCTTCCTACGAGAGACAGCTAGCTAAGAAGCTAAATCTTAGATTTAACACTAAGGACTTTAGTAGAACCCCAGGTTCAGGTGCTTTTGCTACTACTCACACACTACCTAAACACCTTCAGATTCATGGAGACCTTATTACACCTGAAAATTTTAAATTTGTAATAGAGGCTAAGCGAGGATACGATATCACGCTTGAAGATTTATGGAAGCCTAAGAGTAATTTCTTTAAATTTATAGAGCAGGCTCGAAGAGATGGAAGAGCTGCGCAGAAGCCTTGGCTATTAGTATATAAAAAGGACCGTCAGAAAGAGATTGTAATATGTGAGCATCAATTTGATATGAGTGAGAGAGCTCTTATTAATAGTAAGTACTACATCTATCTATTGGATGATTTACTTAAACTCGAGGATTCTGAGTTTATCGTCCTTTAGCTTTAGCTTCCTTTATTCTAGCAAGTAAGGGATTAGCGTTTCCTATATGAACTGATCCAGTTAAGGCTACTTCTATTGCTCCACTCTTTCTATTGGTTCTCCTAGTACCTCCCTTGACGGATTTTTTAATATCATCTCTAAACTCAAATTCGTTATTCCATATCTCTCTAATTAGAGTAGCATTAAGTTCTCGAATACCATCTTCTGTAATATTTTGTGCTTCCGGATTAGCCCAAGATTTAATATTTAAAACAGCTCCGGCTGAGCCGGTAGTAGCTAATCTATTTAAATGTTCTGCAGCTGCTTCGCTGTGATGTCGTTCAGTCTTCGACATTGTTCTTCTTGCTGCTGCTCTTTTAAAATCGGATATCTTATGAGCTAAATTCTTTCTTTGAGTTTCAGCAGCGAAAGAAGATGGGTCTGCTTTACTAAGCTTATCAAACTCTTTAAGCTCTTCTTGTAAGTCTTCCAAATCTCTTCTAGCTTTAGTATTTTGAGTTTCTAAAGCTATTTCTGCTGCTATAAACTCATCTAGTGTATTTCTATCTTTATTTTTAACTAAATCTATTTCTGTACTCGTGGCTCCGGAATCTGAAAGTAAATCTGGATTAATTAGTTGTAGCTCAGAAAGCCTTAATTCAGAAAGGTATTCCGATGCCTCGGTTCTAACTTCTTTTTGAAATTCTTTTAATAATGGGTCATTAGGTCCAAAGGTACTCTCTACACTACGGTCTAGGAATTCAGGGTCATTGTAAGCATTTTCCTTTACCATTTTTCCCTGACTTGTCCATCCATCTTCTGTATAGAATTTATCTGATAGGGGAACTACGTATTCTTTATTTTTACCTACAGGATACTCTAAGGCAATTTTAGCGTTTGGGCTTTCAGGGTCAATCCCCATCTCGTCAAAAAAAGCAAGAAGATCATTTTTATTTCTAAAAATAATTAATCTGTCTGCAATACACCTAGTAGCCCAAGGTACAGGGTATATCCCTTCAAAGTTATCTTTCTTTCCTGTGATTTGGTTAACACTTCTATCATCCGGATGTTTATTACTAATCCTTACTTCTCCCTCAAACGATGTAGAATGTAGTACTTGTTGGACTGGGCTGGATATTTCTCTACCTAACATTTCGAAGAGTGTAGTTCTAAAATCACCTCCCATTCCACAAACATCATTATCTAACCCTTTATCCCTAAAAAGCTCCATAATCTGTAGCAATTGCGTGGGTGTTCCTGCTGGAGGGCTTTCTAGTATTTTTATACCTTTAGCTCCAATCTTAACTAAATCTTTAAGTTGTTCACAATCTCTTTCAGATGCTCTTTCAAGCGTGTCAATAAGTTTTATAAGTTCCCGATCTAGTTTATCGCGTTGCGGATTTGTCCCATCTGGATTATCAGGAATTAAATTTCTCCTTCTCCATATGTCAACAATTTCAGATGATGTTTCAGATATTGTGGAGGTTAACTGAGTTGCAACATCTGGTCTATCTGTATGGAATAAACTTTCTTCTTCTTCCCCTTCTGCTGCACATATTTTTATATCTTTGTACTTATCCAGCATCTGAAGAATTCCATTTTTAGATACATTTGCTCTTGAAGCATTATCTTGCGCACAGATAGCAATTGCGTTTGAAGGGTCTCTGCCTAGTTTTCCCGCGGCTACTCTTCCCTTTTGTTCATTTCCTTCCTTAGACTTAGCCCAAGCGGCTTGAGTCGCTTCGGAAGTTTCTTCAGTATCACCCCTTCTTGATAAAAGGGAACTAAATTTTGAAGGAGTTGTAGCTTCTCCTTGAAAATTACCATAACTAAGACAACTTTTAGATCCAGGTTGTAATACACTTATAAAAAATCTTTCTCGAAGTTTTGAAATTTTCGGGTCTGGGGGAATACAATCTCCAGTAGCTAGAGCGTTTTCTAACATTTCATTATTGTCTTTAAAGTATTTTAGAAGATCTATAGCATCTTTCTGTAATTCTAAAGTAGCTTCTTCTAGTTCTTCCTGGGAAAACTGATCTGAGTTTTGTAGAGCATGTAATAATCTTTGGAATTGAGATGTTATTGTGTATTCAGGAGTTCCTTCAGGGTAAAACTGAAGAGACGCAAATGTAACTACAGGGTCGTACATATCTGGATTAGGAAGTGAATCAAAAATCGCAAGTGACGCACTGTTTAACTCTGCCATATTATTAGCTGATTTTATTTGATTTTGGCTTATACCCACAGTTGGAAGTCGCATTGCATCTTCTGGAGAGTCGTGAACAGACCCCCCTTTTTCCAAAAAGTGCATAATTTCCTCTATGAAATCTGTAGGAAGACTTCCAGTATTTTTTGCATGAAAATTAAAGTTTCCGTTTTTTGTTATCCATACATCCCCACCAGCCGGCTTTCCTTCAGGTTTACCCTGCGGGGCATTAGGAAAATTTTGTATGAATTGTTGTATGTACGGTTTATACCCGCTTCTCCCCATTGTCATTGAAATTTTGTTAATTCTTTCTTTCTGTTCAGGAGTAAGATTCTCACCATCTATTTTCCTTACTGTGTGTCTAGAACTAGATCCTAGAACTTCATCAATTTGAAATGAATAAGTTCTCTTTCGCAAGTGCGAATAAGAGTTCAGAAGAGATTGGAAAGAATTCATGCTTTAAAATAAGATAGGATAGTCCCCTTTAAGAAACTACCCTATTATAGTAAGATTTTGCCTAAAGTGTATTAATCTAGACCTGCGTACTGAACTGCGAAGTCGTAGCGTACAATAACTTCTAAAGAGTGAAACTCGTTAGTGCTGTAGTTAAACTCAGCAAGTTTCCAAGCCTTAGGGTAAGCACCATATAGATTAACATGCTTCACAGGGAACATTGCGTTATCTAGTTGGTAAATCTTAATATGTGATTTAAACCCTCCATTACCACTCATAAACTGAGGAGTGAAAACACCATTGATTGGGTCGTAGGTATTTGACATCCAATCGAATAGTTTTTCAGCTACAGAGCCTTTTACCAAGTTATCAAAAGTGATAGTAACTTCTTCTGGAGATACTTTACCTGGGTAGTAGAATTTATCATTAGCTCTATCTACTACAATATCTTCTGAAGTAAATGCTATCTGTGATACTGTTTTAGCAGCTAGAGTTAGAACATCTTCCCCATCCATTCCTGCAGGGAGGATAATCTCTACTTCCCATTGAAATGCGCGGAATGATTCTAAACTATGTGAGAGTGTAGGAAGTTCCCCATTGTTAAGGGTTCTATTTGTTTGTGTTGCGTAGTATGCGTTTGCCATTTAATTATTTCTCCTCTTTATATAGTTTTATACGCCGAGGTTAGCGGATTGGTTAGTCAGGTTCAGTTCAAAGACCAAAACTTCAGCTGTTTTCGTAGGTTTGATTAGAACTCTACACCACATTTCATTTCTATCAATACGTAGAGGGGTGTTTGTGGTTTCGTCACAGACTACTCTAAACTCAGTGATACCTCTTCTTCTACGAATATCATCTAAAGCAGGTTGTAGCAAGTTAACTACTCTAGCCCATGTTAGAGGGTCGTTCGGCTCAAAGACAATAGCTCTAGTTGCAGCTAATACCATCTTGCGAATTACAATCATCATACGACGAACATTTACTCTATCTAGAGAACTTGGAGTTCTTTGAGCTGTTCTTTGACCCCAGATACAAATTCCATCTTGTGCAAATTTAGCTATTGGGTTTACAGCGTTTCCAGGTTGGTAGAGTGAATCTCTATCTCCTTGATTTAGAATTACTTCTACATCTGTAGGCTTAGTTAATCTACCTCTAGTTAAACCTGCAGGTGCGAACCATGGGTCAGACACTGAATCGGTGTGACACATGATAGATATAGCATATGCTGCAGGATCTACAAAAATATCAGTTGCAGTTCGAACATCAAAGGTTTTTAGCCACGGCCAATATACAGCAGCGTAGCTACTATTAATTGCGGCTGTTCTACCTGTGTACTGACCATTATGCCAGTTAATAGCTGCTTGTGGAGTTGTTAATCCTTCGGGGGGAGCTACAACAGCTAAGAAGTTCTGAGATGACTCTGCTAAAGTTATTAATTCATTTTGAACATTCTGTTCGGTGATTCCCGGAACACACGCCATAGAGATATTAAGAGCATCATCATCTAATGCGTGAATACCTGTCTTAATTGCTGAAGATCCTAAAAGAGCTGACCTTACATTTCCACTAATAGCTCCTCCAGCAGCGTCTCCATTAACTCCACCAGCTAGCGAATAAGTTCCATCAATCATCTTTAAGAATCTTGGAGTACCATTAACTTGTGTAGCATCCGAAGAGTTTACCATATCAACAGATCCCGCTGCAAATTTATTTGCAAATGCGGTAGGAGGAGTCCAATCATTTGAGGTATTTCCTGTTGAATCTAAAAATTGTGCTTTTATAAACTCAGATACGTTATCTGTTAATCCAATATTAACTACATCTTCTGGGAAAAGTCCTATCACACCTGCAGTTTGTTCAAAGTTCATTTGGAAACCTTCAGATACAATTCCCTCATTTAAAACTTCGAAGTTAAAATTCTTTCCAGCTTTAGAAGTAACTTTAGCTTTAATTCCATAGTTTTGTACTCCCGCAGCGGTTGTAGTTGTTGAAGCATTATATCCGGCTCCATTGTAAAGAGATTCTACTATGTAATTACCACCTGCGTCTGTAGAAAGGGCTGTAAATCCTGTAGCTTTTGCGTATCCAGACAATGCTCCGGCTGCGTTACCTGTAGCATCAAATACACTCATTCTACTATATTGATTTCCTGTAGCGGATACGTGTAGAGATGCGCTTTTTCCTGCATGAGTATTAACAAAGTAAACAGTTGAAGGGTCAGTTCCTGATACAGCAGTCCAAGCCCAGTCTCCAGTTTCTACTGCTGCTTGCGCGGCAAGAACATCTCCCGCAGGGTCGGTAGCTCCCGTTGTTACTGATAAAACATATCCATCACCGTTAGGGGTATTGGAGGTTCCGGTTTCATCTGTAGATGAGAAATTAAATGTTATAGATGAGCTTGAAGGTATTCCAGAACATTGAACGGCTGGACATGCTCCCCAAGCTACTGTGGCTGAAGCTTCTGCTGCAAGAGTTGCGTTTTCTGCTCTAACAAAATATACTGAGTTAGTTCTTGATAAAATCTCAAGAGCTCCTATAAGACCTTGACCTCCTGAAACTTGATCAGTTTCGCCGAAAGTACTTAGCAGTTGAGCTGCGCTTGTAATAAGGGTTGCTTTATTAGCAGGACCTTTGGATGCAAATCCAACAATACCTGCAATGGATGAGTTTACTGCAGGTGCGTATTCAGAGAAATCTTTCTCGATTACATAATTTCCAGGGCTTGAGTAGGTAGGCATATTATTTTAATTTTTTCGTAGTTTGAGGATTTTGCGTCGAGCAAGCTCGTTTACTGTATCGGTAATAAAGGAATCAGGTACTAGTACAGAAGCGTGAGCTCCTAGCCAGCGATGGATATATTCGTTAGTATCCTTAAAAATGACTTCGCGTCCTTGTTTTGTTAAGTTTTTTACAGTAATCATGGTAAATACCTCTATGTTATTTATAGCAGCTAGTAATGAATTTTGGCAAAATTAATACAATAGTTTACCAGGATTCTATGGGCTTAATGGTCTTGGGTCTGGTGATTGGGCAATAGACTCGTCAGCGGCATCTTCTGCGAGGACGGTCTTAGACTCTTTTGCTATATCTTTACTCCTTTCAAGTATTTGAATATCTGTACCTAAAAATTCTATATCCCCTGTATTAGTTATTAAATATTTTGGATTTGGTAAATATGCTTCCGCAGTTAATACGATCATTTTCCGAAGAACTCTATCTTCTCTATCTCCTGTGCTTACAACAGAATTATCTGTAATCTGTTCAATAAAAGCTTTTGTATTTGTAGAGTGTTTAGTTTTAAAATCCAAAGAAGGATTAAACATTAGCATAATATTTTCTATAATTTGATTAAGATCTTCTCGATACTTAGCCCAAATATTGATAGAGAATGAAAGATTGATAGGTTTAGCTGCTTTTGAGATTACTCTTCTTGCTCTTCTCTCCTTAACATCCCATACGGTATCAATTTCAATATTCATAGCAGTTCTTCTTCTATCTACGTCCTCATCTATATCATCTATCGATACAGTAATTATAGGTAGGGTTATAGTTCTATCCTCTTTAATCTTAGCTATAGCTCGTTCAGGATTCGCAAAGAATGCAGTGGGCTCCACAGATTTACCCTCAGAGTCCATAATGTTTACAGTTTTCATTTTTTCTAAAATAAATTTAGTATACTCTCTGTAAAAATCTGATTTTTCTACAGGAGAAATTAATTCAAAATCCTGTATCTTTTGTCTAAAGTAATCTAATCCTCTCATTAGCTTTCTAT